AAATCATACTTGTGGATTTTTGGATAGTTTTCTGTATCGCTTGTGTCGATCCATAAGTCCCCGTTACCTAATGCTAAACCATCGCTCTGTTCTGTTGGCTCTGTAGCACTAACAATAGGACCATTTGGGTCTGTACCGCCGCCGCCTACTTGACTTTGGTCGTAGTTCAAATAACCAACCCACTTCTCGCCATCGTGAATCATAATGTCGACTTCGCTAATAGTGTTGTTGTACCATAACTTGCCGTCGACTGCAATGTTTGTTGGAGGTGTGGAACTTGCTGGAGCAATTGCGCTGTTACCAATGCTCGGTGCCCATAGACTTGCAATGAATCCATTGCCTGTTGGGTTTGTAAAATAGTTAGCTGTGCTTTCTGCTGTGAATACGCTTGTATTAGCGCCGCTGAATGGTAAACCAGTTGTTTCAATAATTTCAATGTCGCCACCAGCCAAGTGTTGGATAACGATTTGATTTGTGGCTGTCTTACTAGCAACTAAGTTAGAATCTGCAAACGCCGCAGTAAATGCTGCTAAGAATGCATCAATGTCAGCTGCTTCGCCGGCTGTTGTCCAGGTTACTGGTGTTACAGTACTCCATGTTGCAGAACCTACTTGACTTTCTCTAACTTCAATCTCGTATGTAGTGCTGCCCCATGTACTGCCAGTGATTGCACCGCTGGTAATTTTTGTAGCACCCTTACCAGTGCGGATGTAAATCTTGAAATTAGCCAATGCTGGTGCAGATTCATCATCGTTGTACTTAACATATGTTCTGCCAACGTTTAAATTAACTCCGCCGCCCGATGGATCCATTTTGAACAATGCTTCTGGGCCATTGGCATACAACCCAATAGTTTGTGTAATCCAAGAGCTAGTAGCAGCATTGTATTTCTTTACAACCCAATCAGCACCTTGGTTCGCATTTGTTGTTTTAACCCAAATAGAACCTGTAGGACGAGGCATGCTATCATATGTCTTGTATGCTGGAACACTAGTGTGTGCTCCGATAGTCAATGCAGGAGCATAATATGTTTTTGTGCTAGTTCCAACTGGTACTAGTTTAGCTGCTACGATCCAACTGCCGGATACGATGACTTCACCGTCTGTAGTTGTGCCGTCTGTATATAAACTTAACTTGCCAGCTGCATCTAAACTTGCCATAACACCTTCGCATAACGGTGTTGTTCCAGTGCCATTAGTCGATGTTGTATTAATGATATTAACTAGTTCTTGAGGGGTAGTTGCATCCAATGCCGAACTAAAACCGTTGATAACGATGGAGTCAGTTACTGCAATTGTCTGTGCAACTGCTACAGAACCAGTTGCAATAGGCCAGCTACCTGCCCACTCAGGCATACCAACTTCAACCCATGTGCCGGCCGGTTGCCATGCATCAAATGTTAGTGGATTAGAACCTGTATCGTATTTCTTTAACCATAGCTTGTTAAGGCTACTAGTGGCTGTAAGAGCGTAGTCGCCGATTGCGCCGAAACTTGCCGCTGGGCGAGATCCAGTATCTAATGGGTCTGATAAGAAAGCACTATCTGTAATAGCGGATACAGCCTTGACACCAAATGTTTGTCCGCCAGCTGTTGTAGCTGCTGCGGCATTCCACTGGAATACACCAAATTTACTGTCTGTTGTGTCAAACCAATATGTCCCATCTGCTGGCGGGCTTGTTGGTTCGTTTGCTGTGCCTGTTAGTTGACCAACATCTAAATCTGCACGAACAATATAAGCGCGATTGCTTACACCTAGTAAACTGTAGGCAGCTTGTAGACCGTATTCGTTCTGCTCTCCAGCGTGAATAGGATTGTTGTTAGCATCAGTATAGAATTTTGGTACGCCAAAAGTATCTGATAAATCTTTCTGACTAGTGAGCAAGTATACCTTACCTGCGTTAGCCTTCAATGTGCCGGGTGCAATTCCAGTAGCTGAGCCGTTCTGTTTGTTTTCTTCCGATGCAACAATAACTAAAGGAACCGTGCCGGGAGCGGCCGGTGTATAGAAACTTTCATCTACAACTGTAACTGCTACGCCTGGTGAACTAAGTTGAGCCATATGTTTTTCTCCATGAATGCGTGTTCTAATGTATTTATGGTGAATTGGCTTTTTCTACTACTTATACACCTTCGAAAAGGCTATGAAAAGGCTTAAATAAACGTATGAGACCTTTATGTTCGTGCGGCAGGCATCCTGTTGCTATTAATTATTATAAATTAGGCAAGGCTTTTTATAGAAGTGTCTGCGGGCCATGCAGTCGCGGTGTTATTGCTCCACGATGGCAGAGTGCCGGGTATATAATGAAAAACACCTGCGACAAATGCGGTTTTAAAAGTCCGCACCGTGAGGTGTTTAATGTGTTTCATGTAGACGGCGATTTAAACAATTGCCGCCATACTAATCTCAAGACTGTGTGTGCAAACTGTCAGAGAGTCCTGCATAAAGAGGGCGCTCGGTGGCGTCAAGGTGATTTGGTACCAGACTTATAACTTGTGCATACAAGTCGTCGATGCTACCATTGTTATCTAGCACGGCGTCAAAGTGTGTACCAACCCATGCTGTTTCGCTAGCATGAATACCTAACCTTTTAAGTCTATCTTGGCTAATACTCCAAGTATGATTACTGTTGGGACCAAGGTTAACACTGATTGCAGAATCATACCATTCGGGCTCCGGGCCACGAACTACTCGTACTACAATGCCGCCTGCATCCTTGATACTTTTAATTTCGTTAGGAAAGCGACAATCACTAATAACAATGTCGTCTTTACTATTGCGTAGTTTATTTTCTAAGGCAGCAATCCATATGTCATCATGAAATGCTTTACGGCAAACTTCTGTACCCCAGTATTGCAATACCCAACGCGGTGTTAGATTAGGCATATTCAAACGTTCTGCCCACCATGTATCTACCTGTTCTCGCCATTCACGGGCTTGTTTTGTGCGCCCTTCCAGCATTGTTCTATCCCAGCCAAAGACGTGAGCTACTGCGTCTTTTAGGCTGTTGGCAAAACTCTCTCGTCTAAATCCATGGAAATTTGTAAGGTAATCGGCAACAGTATCTTTGCCGGAACCAATAAAACCACACACACCTATAATCATAGCACACCCCTGTTGTTGTGCTAGTATATAATAGTTTTATTGAAAGGTCAAAAGATTTTTAACCAATAACAAAGGTCATCGGCGTGCCGCCGGATACTAGATTTTCAAGTTCTTTGTCTAGTTCTTTTAGTTCTGTTTGGCCTTCGGTTTTTAGGGCAGCGCCATTCAAAGTAATAGAACTTTGTGGCCCGGCAATGTTGCCAAACTTACTACGTGCTTCTCCAAGCATCATCTTAGATACAGCTAATGAATAATCGTATATCCATTGTTTGGCGTAAATATCTTGGAGTATAACCCAGTCAGGGCGATAGTTTTGTGTTTTCATTAATATCTGTTCGCCTTGCGCAAACGGACGTTGCAGAATGTTTAAAATATGGCTTGTAGGTTTCCAACTGAATTCGATAAAACTACCGAACATACGTCCGACTAACTTTTGATAGCCTGCAAACATATCGTAAGTAGCTAAACCGCCCATCATAGTTCCACTTAACAAATAAGTGTTAGTATAAGCCAAATTGAATGGTTCGAACAATGTTCCGCCAGCACCTATGCCAGAACGCGAGCCTATAGCTCTGCGGAATACACTTTGTACACTGATAATTTCATCAGGCAATCTATACTCGTTTTGATCCTGAATTAGTTCTAAGAAACTATAGCTTTCTTCTACAGCATTACTACTGCGCTGTCTAAAACGTGTTAAAGCACGGTCTAAAGCTGTTTCATAGTGCTTAGGATCAAGTTCTACTTCGACCATGCCATCACCCAACATAGTTCTGACATAGTCAAAAACCTTGTTACGTTCCACAGTTGAATTAGATTGGGTAGTTGATGGTAATGCGTCCATTATATTGTCTCCATACATATTTAGCTACTGATAAATATCATTATGCCAAGAATTTCAATGTACAAACCAGAAAGAGGCAACGACTATAAATTTATGGATCGTCAAGTCTCTGAAATGTTCCAAGTGGGCGGTGTAGACATATATTTGCACAAATATATGGGCCCGCAACTTAAGAACGAAGGCACGGCTGATCAACCCGTGTACGATGTTATGAGTGTAACAAATATACAAGATTTGTTATTCTTGGAGAATCGTGATAGAAAATACGACGAAGAAATTTATCGTATTCGTGGACATTACCAAGTACAAAACATAGACTTTAATCTAAGTCAATTTGGATTATTCTTGGATAATGATACAGTTATGATGACTGTACACATTAACGATTTTATCAAGTATATAGGGCGCAAACCACTCAGCGGAGACGTGTTAGAGTTTCCTAATTTACGAGACGAATTTGCGCTTAACGATTTTGATTTAGCATTGCCTCGCTATTATGTTGTAGAAGATGTGGGCCGTGCTAGTGAAGGATTTAGCGCCACATGGTACCCACACTTATACAGATTGCGTCTTAAAAAGATTGTGGATCAGCAACAGTTTGCTGACATACTCAACAAGCCAGCGATGGATTCCAATGGCGATCCTACTGACATGACTTTGCGAGATTTGTTGAGTACTCACAGTAAAGAATTAGAAATTAATGACCAAATAGTTGCACAAGCAGAAGCAGATGCTCCTAAAAGCGGTTATGAAACTAGACAGTTTTATACCTGGCCGTTGACGAGCAAGGCAAACCTGTTCTCAACACTGCCCGCCGATGATGATATTCTTGCCAGTCAAAATGTATTGGCAAGTCAAAGTGAAGGTATTCCAGAGCGTACAGGATACACAGGTTATCTAGTAGGCGATGGTTTTCCTGTTAACGGATATGACTTTGGCTTTGGCATCCAGTTTCCCGCTACAGCAGTTAAGGATGATTTCTTCCTGCGTACAGACTTCTTGCCTAATAGATTACATAGATTCGATGGCACACGTTGGGTTAAAGTAGAAGATGCTGTACGTATGAACATGACCAACAATGATACAAGAGCTACTCAAAAGACTGCCTTTATCAATAATACAAATTATATGTATACTGATGCAACTAAGAGTGATGTTGTTACATTAGCTAAAGATGCTACAACAATTAATACAACTATCGATCCTAGTGGTACCGCTGCATTTGTAGTGATTAAACTAGATACATATACAATAGAATATGCTGTTTCTTCATACCCAGGATTAATCACTAACTATAGTTATCTGAATCCAAAGACTGGAATCACTAGTAGCAAAGTTAGAATTAACTTACCAATAATTGCAACTGTGCAACAACAGATTCCATATGCTGGTAAGTGGACTGTAACTTTCTATAAAGTACGAGAAGAACAGCGTCAGAGTTTGAGTAAAGCTCTTAGACCAAAGGCAGATTTATAATGCAGCATTTTTATGATGGTCAGATACGAAGGTATCTAACACAAACGATTCGCGTACTCAGCAACTTTGTTGTTAAGTATGGAGACGGTACACTCGTACGTGTGCCTGTTATGTATGGAGATGCTGATCGCCAGGCTTCTAGTATTATTAGACAAAACAGCGAAAACAAAGTTAATAGTGCTCCAAGAATAAGCGTTTATATTACTGATTTAAAATTAGACAGGGCACGGTTATCTGATTCTACATATGTGGGTAAATTAAATTTTAGAGAACGCGGTATAAACGAAAGCACCAGTGATTATAATCAAAGTCAAGGTCGCAATTATACCGTAGAGCGTATAATGCCTACTCCGTTTGCCTTAACTATGAAAGTAGATATTTGGGCTGCAAACACAGATCAAAAATTACAACTGTTAGAACAAATGTTAGTGTTGTTTAATCCTAGTCTTGAATTGCAAACAACTGACAATTACATCGACTGGACTAGTTTAACAGTATTAAATTTAAACGATATTCGTTGGACAAGCCGAACAATACCAGTTGGTAACGATAGTCCTATAGAAGTTAGTACACTGACTCTCGACACACCTATCTGGTTAAGTCCTCCTGCTAAGGTCAAGCATCTTGGCGTTATTACAAAAATTATTACAAGTTTTTATCAAAATTCAGATTCAAGCCCGTCAGATTATATTGACGGGCTTGGTATCGATTTAGCTGGTAGTACAGTATCCATGTCGGGGTTACTAACTGAAATGATTACTACTATCACCGACTACGGTGTTCAAATTTATAATAATCCACAAGGTATAGGGTCTGCTAGATTATTAAATTCCACAGAAAGTGTAGTGCCCAGAAGTCCTACGTTAGATGTATCTGTAAAACAAGGCAGTTATATTCAATGGGCAGAATTCTTTAATAGCTATCCTGGACAATTCACAGCAGGTTCTAGTAGAATATATCTAATACAGCCCAACGGATCTAATATTGTAGGTACTATGGTAATTAATCCTATGGACAGTACTATACTTAATATAGATTGGGACATAGATAGTTTGTCTAGTAACACAGGAATAGACAGCAACGGATTGTTGGATACAGACAATTTATATAATGCAGCAGGTAGTTTTAGAGCTAACAGCACTGGAACTATAGATGCAATTATCAACCCATTAACTTATAACCCGTTAAGGCCCAACAACGAAACAGAAGATCAAGAACTTGTATCAGGTACTAGATTTTTAATTGTGGAAGACATCGGTAGCGAAAACAATGAGGACGGAGCAGATGCTTGGAAAAATACTGATAATACCGACTTTGTGGCTAGTGCTAATGATATTATCGAATGGCAGGACACCCACTGGGCTGTTATATTTGCCGCTAATCAAGAAAGCGACACGATGATCTGGCAAACGAATATATACACTGGAGTTCAATACTTGTGGAACGGAGTTTCCTGGGTCAAGAGCTTTGAAGGTGAATATAAGGCAGGTCAATGGAGAGTGGAACTTTAACTGAAAAAATCGTTTGTAGTGGTGCATTGTTTTGTGCCCGGTCAACACAACGATTCTTATTGCTACAAAAAGCCAATGGTAAACATATAGGTACCTGGGGACTTGTTGGTGGCACTAACCTATTGAATGAAAATCCATGGCAAGGATTACAACGAGAAGTTGAAGAAGAAATCGGCAAGCCTCCTCAAATTATTAAAACTCTTCCTTTAGAAAAATTTGTTAGTAACGATAGCGTGTTTAGTTTCCACACTTATTTTTGTGTTATAGAGGATGAGTTTGTTCCTAAACTAAGTGACGAACACATGGGTTGGGGATGGTTTGATTTAAGTAGACTGCCAAAACCTGTACACAGAGGACTCGACCTGAGCCTACGTAACCGAGTTATTCAAACTAAAATACAAACAGTAATAGATCTAATAGATAATTTATAAAACAAAAAAGCCGCATTAAGCGGCTTTTTGTTGAGTACTGTTTGAATTAAGCCTGCGCTTCACTCCATCGTAACACCAAGTTACAAGGAATACTTCCTGATCCCGATGCACGATAGATATTAACAGCTAATACGTCTGGACCATTTGGATATGCTCCACGACCGCCTAGTGTAGTGTTTGTAAGTTCTTTTAACGGACTTAAATCAAGTGCGCTGGTAGCACCTGGCGCTGCAATAAACGAGAAAATCTGTTCGCCTGGTTGTGCAAACGGCGGCTGTCCAAACTTAAATGTCACTGAAGTCGAAGCAGGAGTAATTGTTGTGGCATCCGACGACTGATTGAACTGTACACGATAGTATTGTGTACCAAAGTAGCTGACTAAAGCTGCCGTATTCACAAAAGTACCGCCGGGGAAAATACCGCCTTGGTTAACTTCAGTTCCGTTTGTAGCATTGGTAGCTTCCCAGCTGGCTTTTTGGAAGAACACAACTGAAGTTCTTGTAACAGCGTAACGATTTGTCACTGTCAGGGTTGTTGCACCGGTTGTAGTACCAGTTGGGTTTAAACTTAGTGTTATAACCCCAAAGCTGTTGGCCACTAAAAGTACCCCAGAACTGAATTGAATTAATAACTGTGCCTGTTGCAATGTTACTACCAGTTACAAGTTGTCCTGTTTGTAAACCAGCTGCCAAGTATGTTGTGTAGTTAGCTTGTGTGATATAGATGTTTCGGAAACCACTGATAACAGAACTGGCGTTACCCGGAACTAGTTCAATACTAAGTGTACCTGTTGGAAACGCTGCTGTTGTGATGGCCGTTGTTGTTTGTGTAGCACCGCTAGCCCATGTGATACCACCGCCGGATGCCACTTGTGAAAAGCTAGGCAGTCCGCCAGCACCAGAACTTTGTAATCCGTTCCATGCAACGTCAGCAACGTTAACTGGATAATTCTGTGGGTTTAGAACGCCTTCAACAACAATACCACCAGTTAATTGTGTGCTGCCCGAGAAGCCGTCCGATGTAATTTCAAGGGCTTGCAATAGTAGTTGAGCACGGTTAATCAAATCTCTATCGCCTAAGTCGCCGATAAGTGCATTGGACACGCTAGGAGCCAATCGAATCATAAAGGCAGTCTGCTTAGTAGTAGTTACTGCCAAGTTAGTAGCTTGATAGTTGAACAAATATCCACGGTCAGCATCGAAACCACCGTCTTGAATGTATGCACTACCCCAGTGACTAATGTTTGGAGTTGCTGTGGCAGCTACTTGTAACACACCTTCGTATCTAGGATGTGTTGCCGCAGGCCCTGCACTATATGGTCTAGCAGCACCAGCAACAAAGTGCGTGAATGATGTTGCACGTACTGCGCCTGTTAAGTTTCCTGCACCAGCAGTGGCACTCTTACCGGTATATCTAATTAGTTCGTTATTAATGTAAACAGTACCAGCTGTTGGGAAGTATGTCAAATCTGCAACTGGGATAGTTGTTTGACTATCAGTCATCGCTTCCGTCAACGTACTCTTAGCACCTTCGTTGATAACTTCATATCGAACTGGACTGTTACCTGAACGTTGATAAGCTTCTCTGTTTAAATTGTTACCACGTAATCTATGTACAGTGATATATCTACCAGTAGGGCCACGTAACATCCAATCACAGAATCCGGCTCCATACCATGTCCACTGTAATCCAATCATCTGCATCTTGCCCACATCGATACTGAACCCGCTTGGGTTATGTACGCCGCCGGCACCGTCGCAACGATCCACATTCCACTCTCTCTGTGGAATTGCATAGTCAATAACACGAGCCATCTTAATACCTGATGCAGCATTAACACCTCGATAGTCTGGAGTAACTGTAATTTGTGTATCAGTATTAACCTGGCTGATGACGTGCGTCATGCCGCGAATAACAATACGGTCGCCTGCTGCTAATTGTGCAATAAAACGAGTATTTGTTCCAGTTACAATATTACTGTCAGGCGATACTGCCACTGTTCCTGAAACTTGGAATGTACTAGAACGTCTGCCAACTGATAATGTTTGACCATCGTACTGCCAATATGGTCCGTTCTGGTCATCAAATGTTCCTGCGCGAACAATTGCACCAGTCCAAGTTTTAACAACCATGAAAGATGGGCCGGCCAAGTCTGTTGTGGTTGCGCCAAGTGTTTGTGTGGCTAATACTGTCAATGTTCTTTCATCTATGATACTAGCAATAGTGTACGATCCGTCGTAGCCGGAAGTAATCACTCCATGAAGTTCAATTCCTGCACCAATCTGGCATGCATGGTCCACATCGTCTGTGGTAATTGTAATAATACTACCAACAGTTGTACCAGAAGCAGTTACTGATCTGACATCATAGTTAGGTGCAAATAATGCACCTGTGTTATAGTTAATAGCTTTACCAGATTGATAACGAATGTATTTTTTACTCATACGTATTGCATGAGAACCGTAACTTGGACTTCCTGTACTTAGGATAACGCCGCCGTCTAATGGACGGTGTAAGTAGTAAGCATCGGGACGAGCATAAACTATACCACCAATTGTGCCTGTTGGAGTTAGAGCTGCTCTAGCAGTGTATGTGAACGAGTTAACTGTTGGAACTGTTTCAACAAAAAACGGGCCGCCGGCAATTGCATGGTTTTGTGTGCCGCCGGAATCACTTGTAACAGAAACTAAGACAGTGTCGCCTGGAACAAATCCGTGAGCTGCTGGAAATGTAACAGTAATTATAGGAGTTGCGGCTGCACTGTATGTAAATTGCGGAGCACTTACTTGTGATCCTGTATAAAAGCCGCCCTTACGCAACTGAATAATCGGGCTGAATAAATTGTCAC